GTAAGTTCTTATCGTGTAATAAAAAGGATTATAACCGTCATTTAATGACACGCAAACATAATATGCTAGTAAATGCTAACGATTTTACCCCAAAAACCCCTATTAATGTATTCAAGTGTGATTGTGGAAAAGAATATAAACACGAACCATCTTTATACAAACACAAAAAAAAATGCCAGTATAATCAACTAAGCACTGTTATTCCAATAGATCAAAATTCATTGACTGCGAAACTTATAGAATTAGTTATGTCAAAAAATCAAGACTTCATTACTGAATTGGTATCAAATATGACACAATCAAACAAGGATGTTATGGAAAAAATGATGGAAATAATGCCTAAGTTAGGTAACAACTCACATAACAATATCACAAATAACAATACTACAAATAATCAGTTTAATATTCAAATGTTTTTGAATGAGCATTGTAAGAACGCAATGAATTTATCTGATTTTATCGATTCTTTGCCTATAACGGCAGCAACATATGATAGCACTATTGAAAATGGCTTAACCAAGACATTAACAAATATGATAACCAATGGACTCAGCCAATTAGATATATTAGAAAGACCGATTCATTGTACTGACGCCACTAGAAAAACCCTTTATGTGAAAGAATCGAATAATTGGGAAAAGGATACAGAATTATTGAAAATATTATTGGGGATTAAACAATTGGCTAGAAAACAACGAACTATGATAAGCGAATGGAAAGATGTGAATGAAGGATGGGAAAAAGATGATAATATACAAACGAAACTAACAACTTTAATATGCCACTCTATGACAGACATAGAAAATGATGAAAAGGAAACAAGTAAAATTATTAGAGCAATAAGTAAAAATGTATACTTGGATAATGATGCGAAGCAACAATATATTAAGTAATATATTGTGTTATATCATCAAAATGTACATTTACCCATTTGCACATTTATTATTGAAACATCCCCAGATTTCGTCCAAAAGAAGGCTACTTTTTGGATTTCGCTTTTTCGGGACATGTTTTTAATGTAGACAAATTGCGCTACACGATTTTCAAAAATCGCATCCTTCGAGAAAATCATGTAGGTCATGTAGGGAGCTACCTACATATGAAGGGAACTAGGTACTACTGAAAAAAAGGCACTGTCACTAGATACTTGTAGCAAAATGACTTTTTACAAAATTTCCAAATTGATTTTGGATTTTAAAAAATTACACAAGGTTTTTATGTGTGTTTTTTTATTTTTTGGAAAATGAATTGGAAAATCACGAAAAATGTGTTTTAGACCATAATGCTCACAATTTTATTTTTAGAAGAAAAAAATTGTTATGACAAAATTTTAAATATATTTATGTGAAAAGTATTTAGGGATTTAATATTCTATAATTATATAGAACTTTTAGAATGATTAATCCCCAAAAATCCCCAAAAATCTTTACATGTACATTATGTGACTATAATACATCTAATACCAAGGATTATAGCAAACATTTATTGACACTGAAACATCAAAATAGAACAAAATTGAACGAAATTGAACATAAAAATCCTCAAAAATCCTCAGACTTGTTTCAGTGTAAATGTGGCAAATCGTATGCGGCACGGAATAGTTTATGGTATCATAGAAAAGGTTGCTCCATACATCAAGGCATTAATACAGTACATAATGGAAATACATCTCCTACATTTGAATTTGATAAAGAATTATTAGTAAAATTGCTTTTGAAGAATCAAGATGTGATGGAAAAAATGATAGAAATCATGCCAAATATAGGTAATCAGTCACATAACACAATGACAAATAGTCATAATACGCAAAATTTCAATATTCAAATGTTTTTGAACGAACATTGTAAAAACGCGATGAATTTAACCGATTTTATCGATTCTTTGCCTATTACAGCAGAAACATATGATAATACCATACAAAATGGCTTAACCAAGACATTAACAAATATGATAACCAATGGACTCAGTCAATTGGATATATTAGAACGACCGATTCATTGTACGGACGCCACTAGAAAAACCCTCTACGTGAAAGAAGCGAATAATTGGGAGAAAGATACCGAATTGTTGAAAATATTATTGGGAATAAAACAGTTGGCTAGAAAACAGCGAACTATGATAAGCGAATGGAAAGATGTGAATGAAGGTTGGGAAAAAGATGATAATATACAAACAAAATTAACAACTTTAATATGCCATTCTATGACGGATATTGAAAATGACGAGAAAGAAACAAGTAAAATCATTAGAGCAATAAGTAAAAATGTATACTTGGACAATGAAGCGAAGCAACAATATATCAAGTAATATATCACTGTAAGTAATATCTCTGTATTATTTGGTACACAATACCAGATAATATTAGTTGGCCTAAAAATTAGTTCGCCTTACATCTGTGTAGAACCTACACACATCGAGTATAATAAGCGATTAGTGAAATAACCAATGAAGGTAGGAAGAGAAACCAAAATAATTTGGAAGATTGTTTCTCTCTTCTTCTCGAAGAAGTAAATGTATAAGGCAGTAAAGATTATGTATAAAAGAAGAATGAAGTTAATAACGGACAAGTAATAGAAATAGTCACAGTACGAGCCACTCAATGGCGAAAACACGGATTTCTCACCTCCTTGATTTTGGAAAAGGTTCATTATAATGTATAACAATAAAATAAATTATTTTAAAATATAATATGCGATATTATTAATAATAACCAAATGACTATAGGTTTTATCAGAAAAAATATTAACAGCGTCGCGATTATTATTTTTTTATTATCATTTTTCTTGTTAAATTATGTTCGCCCCGGCTTTTTATACAATAATAACGGAACTTTAAGAGAGTTCGGTCTAGGGCAACGCCGTAAAACAGTATTGCCTATTTGGCTATTGAGCATCATTTTAGGCATTTTGTCCTATTTACTTGTAATATATTTTATCACAATTCCTAAATTTTAGGTAAATGTTTTATTCATAAGATTTGTAAACCATTTGACTACCCTCCTTTTGCTGTTTTGCCTTGGCTATCTTGGATTCTTGTTCCAAGTATTGCGCATGTCTCTTTTCCATCTCTTTCACAGATTGTTCACACCCAGCATTTAATATAGCATTATAACTGATAGAAGTCGTCAATACTCCAGTTAGAGCATACCACATAAATTCTGCTATTTCCGTCTTCATTTTAACATATCCAGACAATTCATCAAATTGCGCATCACCTACACCCGACTTTAACAACCCTCCCTTCTTCATAACGGACCACCATTCTGTTAAATTCGACATTGTCATGGAGTTAATAAGAAGAGATTTGTCTTCATACACATTATTTAGAGCAGATACCATATCCGCATTGCCAGCACCTATAGTCGCGCTCTTCTTGTCAGCCAAAATACTTTTAAAAAACGTATCAACACCCGTGATATAAGCAAACAAATAACCAATTGTATTTGAAAACGGGCTTAACCAATAAGGAAACAGCATTAATAATAAATTAATTGTACCAAAAATGAATAACCACGGCAATAAGGTTACTTTTATAGCAGTACCTGGTTGAGTAAAGCCACATATTTCATTTGTTAATCCTAAATTTATAAGGAATTGGGCTATAATTAACACTAAAAAGTATACCATGGTTATCGTTTTAACAGTCGACGGAGATTTAGTATAATATTTAAATATGAAATAACCCAATGTTAATAGTAAAAAAAATATAATTGATGTTGTCGGATTTGCGGCAGCCATATAATAATAGGTATAATATATTTTGAAATTATAAAAATATATTTTAATGGACACTCTTCAAAATATCCGCCCTCGTTTAATTGAGCCCGGTGTTAAATATTTCCTCAGCGCATCTTTAGAACAATGTCACATACTAAAAAATAAATACAATAACTTTTTATACAATTTAGGATTGTTCTTAGCATTTGTATGTGTTGTTGGACTGACCTTGTATTTTAAATACAGACATAAAAATAACATTAAACTTCAAGAAGAAAAGAAGAAGCAACAAGAAGAATATATCATGAATAAGCTAAGGTTTATGCAAGATTATCGAAAAAATCAAGTGAATCATTTAGCCAGTGATTTGTCTACTTGGCAAAATAATCCGGAAGTTCAATTTTACAATAGAAAAATATTCTCCTAATCTATATGAACAGTGTAGATAATTTACCCATAGATGATGATAATTTACAAGAAACACGGGAAACATCTGTAATTTCAAAAAAGGTCAATATTAACAAGAACATAGTAGATAACGAAGTTGTAGAGAAATTGAATGAATATTACAAACTAAAACACGAATACGAAACAAAAAAAATGTCTCAGAAGAATAGCATTTTAAAGGACACTACATTAAATATGAAACGCAAACAAGACAAATATAAGCGTATGAAGGTAAATTGTATTAATTGCGGACGCAATGTTGGCACTATATTTGAAAATAATAGCGGAATATTAACTGCGGTATGTGGTGATAAACTAGCGCCATGTAAGTTAGATATTAAAATAGACAGAGGAAAATTTCTAAGTTTAGAAAACTTGATAGATGTCTTTCAAACTGGTGTAGATGAAACGAAAGAAAAGATAATCTCGACCAAATTGGATTTGTTATTTGGCTACGAGCCAGAATCGGCGGTATTAAAAAAATTCGGCAAATTGAAAGACGAATTAACAGAGGATTTAGAATCGGTAATGCAATATAAAACTCATTTTATTGAAACCGTTTCTAATTTAGACAATAAATCAGAATTAAACAGTAAAATGACCATGTTTTACAATAAAATAGCGCTCATTAAATCAACGATTGAACAATTCAATGAGATGGGACAAATACAATTAATTAAGGATATGGTGTCGATGTATGATACGGAATTATTGCCACTGCTAGATGAAATACGAAAATTGAAATATAAATATATGGCTATGGAATACGACGCAGATACGGATACACATCGACTTGTGAGAAATGTCTTTACTTTACAAGATATGACTGTGCCATTTGACAAACCTATGGTTGACTCGTTTGTGATTGGTACCAATAAAGCGCAGAAAAAGGGGACGGGTGTATTACGCGATGAATATGATGACGACATGGACGATAATCGCTACCGAGAATAAGTATACTAACTCCATATATCCAACAATATATTGACGCGTAAATAATAATTTCATAATAAAATTTTATAACGGTTTATTATAAAATGTATCTAATTAATCTCAAGGTGTTTATAATTAGTTTTTTAATAGGAACACTTTGTATGTTCATGACTGATCCAGAGCCAAAAGAAATAACCGTTTATCCTACAAACGACAATAAGCACTTGTTTCAATTTCGCGACAAGGCGGATAATTGTTTTCAATTAAAGCAAACCATTGTCAAATGTTCAAATGACGCTGAGGAAATTCCCATACAAATATAAGCGATACAAATATAGGCATTATAAGTAATATATCTATAATATATATAATATGAAATTTGAGAGATTTTTCCATACAGAAACTGGTAAAATAATAATTTCAGTACTATTAGGTTTAGGACTAGCCACATTATTTAGAAAAGGCTGTACTGGCAAAAATTGTATAGAGTTTAAAGCGCCTACTTTAGAAAATATAAAGAAAAATATATACAAATATGGAAATGACTGTTTTAAATACGAAACAGAGACAACTGTTTGTGATGATAGCAAGAAATCCATAAATTTTGCGTAATTATTGCTATCTATCAATCTTAACAGTATATTAGATTATGTCTGACACTACTAATTTAGCCGATTTACCCATGGATCCAATTTCTGGAGGAGGAGATGGACAAAATGTTGTCCTACAAACAACGGATAGAAACACTACTTATAATCCGAATATTGCGCTGCCTCAGTCTAATAACGGACAAAATGCGATTAACGAACAAAAAGTTATGAACGAATTGGTGACCGGTATTCAACAAGCAGTCGCTAGTGGTGCTACTGGATTGCCATCACGAGACATACCAACAAACACGGTTCATTTTGCCGACGAACAAATAAAACCGAATTATGTTCCTCAAAAGGAGCAGCATGATTATATTCAAAATACGGATACGGAGCAAGAAATATTAGCAAGGAGAATGAGAAACCAAAACTCGCGTGATTCGCTCGAAATATTGTATGATGAATTCCAAATCCCTATCATAATCGGGTTGTTGTATTTTATCTTCCAATTACCCATTGTTCGAAGTAAAGTATTGGCGATGTTGCCCTCGTTATTTAATAAGGACGGTAACCCAAATTTGACTGGTTATATAATCAATAGTTTGTTTTTTGGTATATGCTATTATGTCATTTCCAAATTATTGACACATTTACAACATGTATAACATACTTACTCTGATATAAGCGTACAGCACTTCTAACATAGTACACCAAAATAAAATTGAATGCTAATATGTAAAATCTATAAATTACATATTAGTTACAGTACGGATAAAACGAGTCTATAAGAATGAACGAAACTATGGGTAAATATGATTATACAATGGTTCGTGATGCTATGAATATAATCACCGAATTAAATATAGTTAATTTTGTAAAGGATTTTGATGATGAAAAAGGGTTTATGTTTGCGGACGACAGACGAATTCTTATGATTGGATATGCTTTAGATCATCAATGTCATAGCGGAGCGTCTTTTGCTTATACACTAAGACAATGTCAGTATTATTTTAATCATCCAGATGAGTGGAAGCAAATTCAGACAATTCATGAACCGGAACTACACGCTGAACAAGAATTGGTATTGGAAAATACGGAAGACGATATGTTTTTCGAACAACATGGTTAAGAAATATGAGAAAAATAAACAAAAATAAACAAAAATAAACAAAAATAAACAAAAATAAAGAAAACCAAAAAATGATAAAAATAAAAGAGAAAATAAATAACACCCACAATTCAAATTTTCTTTATGTGCTGAATATTTGATATGCTTTGAAAATACTCAACTAGTGGATCATTTTTATAGTCGGTAACATAATAAATATTTTTTATTCCAGCCGCACATAGCATTTTCATACAATTTACGCATGGATAATGAGTGATATACGCATCACATTCGTCGCTACTAACGCCTCGTTTAGCACAATCAGTAATCGCATTTTGTTCAGCATGAACCGTTGCTTGTTCGTGATCATCTACCACTTTAGATTCATGTGGGGCTCCCGGCAAAAATCCATTATAGCCTTGCGAAATGATACGATTATCTTTAACTAACAAACATCCAACCTTTAATCGCTCACAAGGAGATCGTGTAGCCGTATATTCCGCTATTGTTTTAAAATATTCTTGCCACGATGGACGTTGATTCGACGACATATATGTAAGTAAATATTTTGAAAAACTAATATAAACTAAAAATAACAATAGTTCCAATGGCATTAAATACATTTATAAATACATTAATTGAAAATATACCGGAAAAAAATCTGCCACCCGAAATAGATTTAGTCTTGGATGGAGGCGCATTCAATGGTGTATACATGTTAGGCGGTCTATTTTATATTAAAGAATTAGAGTGTAGAGAGAAATTAAAGATAAAACGAGTCTCCGGCTGTAGTATAGGTGCGATATTAGGCATTTTATTTTTACTAAATAAGATGGATATATCGATCGAAATATGTAATAGTAGTTATAAATATCTGAGGCGTCATCAAGATCTTAAAAAGGTCGTCGTGTTGTTTAAGAAGATTCTCAATGATGTTGTAAAAGACGAAGACCTTGCTCTCGTTAATAATCGTTTTTATCTCACTTATTTTGACACAATAAAAGGGAAACAAATTATTAAGAAACGATACAAGAGTAAGAGTGAATTAATCGATAATATAATTAAATCTCTCTACGTTCCTTATTTAATAGATAGGAAGCCTACCGATGACGATGGTTGTATTGATGGTGCGTTTCCATATATGTTCAAGTCTAGAGAAAATAAGCGCAAGGTATTGTTTTTAAATCTACAAAGCTTTGACAAATTTAAAAAAATGATTTTTATAAAAAACGAGAAGAACATATATCCGCGCTTATTGGAAGGTTTGATGGACACTCATCGTTTTTTTGAAACCAGCAAGAGTAATAATATGTGTAGTTATGTAAATGATTGGAACATTATCGATATATTATTTTTTAGATTGAGAGAAATAATATACGTAATTCTATTTTATATATTCAGAGTAGGGTTACATATTGACAATTTATTACCAGATAGTTGGAAGAAGGACACATTTATTCAACAACACATATCCGTTTTTAAATATATATGGAGAGATATTATGATATATTTAACAATATGATTATAGAATATGATAACAATATGATTTAGTATGAGTATACACCATTAAAATTTCTAGAAGAAACCAAAGAGACCCTTTTTGCCTTTATTTTTTTTTGTTTTCGCCATCGGCTTCTTTACTTTTTTCCAAGTGACCGTCTTTTTCATCTTTACTGGTTTTGATTTAGCATCTGTTTCTTGCTCCTTGTCAGCTTCCTTTACTTCTTCCTTGGCCTCCTCTTTACCAGCATCCTTTTCTGCCTTCTTTTCTTCCTTATCCATTTTATTTTCAAAGGGAATATAACGCAAAAACCACGATTCATACTCCTTTGAATTTCGTTTTCCCTTTAATTCCGCATATTTTTTGGCCTTTGTATTTCTCATTGCCTCTAATGTTTCTTGTTCACCATAACAATTCACACTAAATCGTTTTAATAAACCCTTTTGTTCGAGTCTATTTTTTTGTTGAACATCGAATAAATATTGCGCCATACATAGAATACGATTTTCATCATAATATTCACGCCCGCTATAGAAAAAGGCAAAATAAAGACTCAACATAGTATCGATTGTAGCTACACGAACCGTTTTATTACCGCGTTTAATAATATTATAACTATGACAAGCGAGTGGTTTATATATAAAGGCAATCGTTTCATCAATATTGTTGATTTTCACTCTGACTTCATAGTGCGGAGCGACAAGTTCACCAATACCATCATGTTTTACGATTTTAATACCCGTATAGTCAAAATCTTGTAAGCGTTCTTTCAACATAATGGCGGCTTGTTCTGGTTCTTCGGATAACACATCAAAATCGGGCGTTTTTTGAAATAATTTTCTTTGTCTAGCTGGCATATATTCCGAATATAAGAAACTAGCATAACCGCCAAAAAAGACCAATCCTTGATCGATAAAGGAATCGCGGACAACATAATACAATTGCTCCTCTTTCTTAACATCAACCAATTCAAATTGTCGCTGGAACAATTTTGGATCGCAGTGTTTTCCCTTTAAAGGATAGTTCTTGTTTAATAGAATAAGTCGTTTTAACACCTTTTCCCATCGACTGATATCGCCAGCCGGTCTTGACAATTCTAAATACATGTTCATTCTGAGAAAATTAGGCGGACAGTACAAGATGCCGTAAACACGGATCCCTTCTTTTTGAACACGCTTAAACAATGATTTTTCTAAATAAGTAATATCAGCGACCGGAATGAAATTCACATATACTTTGTAAGTTCCATGATGAACACCAGCCTTTGCCTCTACTTCATGAAATCCGGCATTATAATAAATATCAGCCAATTCTTTCGCATCATCCAATGCATTCGGAGAATAGAAATCATAATCGGGTATTTCAATATTTTTATCATAAAACTGGTCGTCTAGTGGAAGAATATTATTAATGGCAGTTCCACCATAACAAACGAGCCTTTTCTTCTTGAGGAAGTCTTCCAACATAGATATAATTTTTTTCACATCTGGGTCGCTGACAGTTTGTCTACCCTTTCGTTTTTCAGCAATATCTATGGCGTTTCTTAATATTTCAACTTCTTTTTCTTCTAATGTAACTTCTTTTTTACAATTAGCCATGTAAAGATATATATAATAAGTATAAAAAATTATTATATATATGAATTTGTATTTGTACTTGTATTTGTATTGTGAGGTAAGGAAGTCTAAACACTAATAGAATAATAGTCAGTTGCCACAGTACGAGTGGTAAAAGAATTCGCTGGATCTTGTGGTTTTGGGTCAGGTATAGTAACGGGAACAAAACGCAAATGCTCCGGTTTTAAAACAAATGCGTGACCAACTTCATCAAAGAATAAACTATAGTATTCCATATTAGAATCAAAATTTTGGAAACTCATTCCTACCCATTGACATCCATATTTGAAGTTTAGTGCGGCTGCCACATTATTATTATACGCACTGAGATCGGGCATAGTTAGATTCATATTCTTTTTATTGTATTCAATTAATTCATTTGAATCCGGTGCGTTGACAATATCATATTGGCGAGTAGCCCTTAAAAATATAGAATTAGAAGCAATGTTGACATATTCTTGAAGGGGTGTATTTTCAAACATTGGGTTTGATCGATCGACTGAGATGATAATTTTACCAGTGAATTCCTTTAATGGAACGGATCCTAAATTATTACCATTGTATTGGTAACTGTATTCTTTGGATAATAACCTAGAATGAAATGTGGAATAGATAGTATCGGCCATTTTCTTGTATATTTTGTCGTTATTACTGGAAATACGAAAATGTAAAATTAACGGATCATTTGGATTGGGGCATGATCCACCGCTAAAGGCGTAATTATTAACCGTTTGTAGAGCTTCATCAAATGCGATTTGATTATATGTTTGCTTTACATGGTTATTATCAACCGCCGATGTAGCTACAACCGGATCGTCCCGAACCGAATAAATTTCAAAATCTAGAACACGAGCACCTTGCGCAATACATGTTTTTAAAGCACATACATTCACATAATCATTCTTAAATTGTCCACCACAGCAGCAATTATATGCGGTTTTTACATAATAATCGCGCAATAAATATTTATATGTGGCGTCATCTGGATTATAAGAAGAGATGATTGGGAAAGAAGGATATAATTTTCCTAGCGCATCACAATTGTTTTTATTAAGACGCATTTTACCAAGAGTATATGTAGTAATACCAATTATTAATACGACGATTACTGCGTAAACAACATATTTTATTGTAGTCGCGCTATTTTCTTCACTTAACATATCTGAAAACATTTGCTGAGCCTTTTTTAAACCGTCCATACTTATATTAGATTATGAAAAAATAATTCGATAAAAACATATAATATATTAATTATTATAAAAAGTTAAACATATTTATTGTATGACAAATATATATATAATCTATGCCAGGAGGACTATTAAACATTGTTGCTTATGGAAATCAAAATGTATATTTAAATGGAAACCCGTCAAAGACATTTTTCAAAACAACATATAAAAAATACACCAATTTTGGACTACAAAAGTTCCGTATTGATTTCGACGGTTTACGAAATTTGAGAATGTCGGAACCCTCTAAATTTACGTTTAGAATGAAACGATATGCGGAATTATTATTGGATACTTATTTAGTAGTTCAATTGCCTACTATATGGAGTCCCATATATCCTCCTCAAGATTGTTCTGGAAATTGGGCGCCGTATGAATTCAAATGGATTGATAATTTGGGTACACAAATGATTCAAGAAGTGGAGATTGTGGTAGGCGGTCAAACATTAAATAGGTATTCTGGTGCGTATTTATTAGCTATGGTTCAGCGCGATTTCTCAAAAGACAAAAAGGAACTATACGATAAAATGACTGGTAATGTTCCGGAATTAAATGACCCTGGGTGTTGCGGACCGCGGGTAAACTGTTATCCAAACGCGTATTATACTACAAATCCAGTCGGTCCAGAACCATCTATTCGGGCAAGAAAGTTATACATTCCTATTAACTTTTGGTTTACTTTAGCCGCAAAAATGGCGTTTCCCTTAGTGGCTCTCCAATACAATGAATTGGAAATAAATATTACGATAAGACCAGTTCAAGAATTAATCGTGATTCGTGATGTAACCGACCAACAGAACAATTATCCGTATATTCAACCGAACTTTAATGAATCGTTACAACAATTTTATCGATTTATACAACCGCCACCCGACATTTCACTTAATACAATGTCATATCAAGATAAGCGTACAAACTGGAATGCGGATGTTCATTTAATATCTACATATGGATTTTTATCGGAAGAAGAATCGAAAGTATTTGCCACGCAAGAGCAAAAATACTTATTCAAATCTGTGTACGATTGGAATTTTTTCAATGTTACTGGCAGTCAGCGCGTCAAGTTAGAAAATACAATGGGTATGGTATCATCGTGGATGTGGATATTTCAGAGAACGGATATTAATTTGCGAAATGAATGGAGTAATTATACGAATTGGCCCTATCGTTATTTGCCACAAGAAGTCGAATTTGCCGATCCATCTGGAAATTGGGTATTGAATTGTAATCCGATTACAATGGCTGGTATAGGACCCGGCTACAATCCATCGACTGGAACACATACCGGTTATTTTACTACGGGTATTTTCGCACCACAGAATCAAAGAGAAATTTTACTTCAATTAGGTATATTATTGGATGGAAAATATAGAGAAAATGTGCTTGATGCTGGTGTATATAATTATGCTGAGAAATATGTGAGAACATCCGGTAATGCTCCAGACGGATTATATAATTACAGTTTTGCCATAAATAATGACCCATTTGATTTCCAACCGTCTGGTGCTATGAATATGAGTAAATTCCGCGAGATTCAATTAGAATTCACAACATATAGTCCTCCATTAGACCCATTAGCCCAAGTATATACTATATGTGATCCATCTAGCGGCGAAATTATAGGTGTTAATAAACCTACATGGAGAATATACGATTATAACTATAATATGACTGTATTTGAAGAGCGTTACAATATACTAACGTTTGTTGGCGGTAATTGTGGTCTCACGTATGCTCGTTAATCTTGACTAATTATCCTACGCAGACAATATTCTCGATATATGATATTTAGGCGGATTTTCTATTTGTTGTAATGATGAATATAAACGATTCACATATTCTTTGCTAGGTTTTGGTATGGCGTTTTTATCGATTATTAATGGGTTCATATAATATAAATAACATTTATACGTTTTATTTGGGGTTGTATACGAAATGATTGACATATCAAATAATTTGTGATATACATTATCTTTACTATCCATATGTACAAACTCTTCATATTTATCTAATAGGG